ATCTCCCTTTTGTCCTTTATCACCCTTATCACCTTTATCAGTGGATGGTTCTCCCTTCTGTCCTTTAGTGGAATTATCAGCACCTGCTGTACCTTTTTCTCCTTTTATAGTCTCACCTTTATCTCCTTTATCACCTTTATTTCCTTTATCAGTGGATGGTTCACCCTTATCACCTTTAGTAAGTGATGCTGGATTTTTTTTCCAAGCACCATTAGAGCTATCATACACAAACGTAACACCGTTCGCTGTATAGGTATCGCCATTACTGGGATTGCTTGGAAAATCGAATGCTGCCATTTAAGATGGTTTTGTAGGAAAAGTTGCGTTCTCTGGATCTGCTTCAGTTGCAGGTAGATCTCTTAGACTTTGACGATATGTTTTCCACTCAATTTTTTTTGAATCAGTCAAAGGTGAGTCAGTTAATTGTGTCCAATCACTTTCTTTCAAATAGATGTCTCTAAGATAACGAAGTGCACCTATGTAATCAGTTCCAAATTTTTCTTTGATAATAGAGAAATCGTCCATTTATATGTATTTCTAGATATTTATATTATAAGATAAGATTTGTTGCACCGATATCATTACTAGCTAACCATCCAGTCGCAATATATTTTTCTGTGTAAGGAGGATTACCCCTGTGTAGATGTGTAAAAGAACCAGGAAATATTACCACTCGACCTGCTTTTGGTTTTATTTTTTGTTTCTGATATAAGAATTCAGTTTCACCACCTTCTTCAACATCATTAAAATACACTGACCAAACTAAAGTTCTGGATGAATTGGTTTGAGGACTATCCTCTGAGTGCCAACTATGATATCCTTCTGTAGGTATTGTTTTTTGCAAAACACAAGTAGTGCTATGATAGTTATAATTTTTTAAAAAAGGATACCAATCAATATATTCTAAAAGACACAACCTAACTGCTTGCATGATGTGATTTGACATTTGTGGATTAAAAGCAGCGATATCCACTTGTGAATCCTTAACACCTATATTGCTTCTAGGACATATTTGAGTTGACTCATCAATCCATTTTATAACAAGTTCATTGAAATCATTTTTAACAACATTATCCCATACCCCAATAAAATCTTTGTTCAAAAAAAGTTCAGGATTATTTAATTGTGGGTCAAACATAACAAAATTTCATTACAATAATATTATATCACGTTTTCATAATAAAGCAAAGAGCATAGTATGGAGGTCTATTCTCGTGAGAGGAACTACTACCAGTTGTTGATGTTCTACCTACATTTGGTTGAGAACCAGAAGCTGAAATATTATATGCTTCATTGAGGTTTGATGGACCTGTACCACTAGCTGGATAATTAGTGGAACTTAAATTAGAAGTATTCCTTAGATGACCAACATTTCCTGATACAAATGCATTATGATAGTGTGAGGGCATTTGGGAAGAATTAAGAGTTACACTATCAGCACCACCTGTAGCTCCTGGTGAGTAATTACCACCCACACCAGCAGCAACTATGAATCTACTCCTTAAATCAGGTGTATTGTTACCTCCATTACACATTACCCAACCTGGTCCTGTTCCACCAGCAGCACTTGAACCAATTAAATTTTCTGCACCAGACCACATAATAATAGCACCTGCTGGCACAACAGCAAAACCTGAAGAATATGCGATTGTACCATCTACCTCTAGATTACCAAATACTTTTAACGTACTGGAGGTGTTAAGTTGAGCGATTCTTACATCATAATCTTCACTAGTAGAATTTTTAAAATCAATATATGCACCACCACTACCCCTAGTTAGTTCGATAGCACCATCACTTGGGTTTATAGCAACATTACCATTAGTGTGATTTAATACTGCATCACTTCCATTATATGTAAAGTTTGTTTCACCATTTAATTCACCAGCAGTATTTGAACCAGTTATGATTCTATTATTAGCATTGTTATTTACCGAAATACTTGTTCCAGAACTACCTTTATCACCTTTTGTTGAATCACCTTTATCACCTTTTGTTGAATCACCTTTATCACCTTTATCACCTTTTCCAGCATTAGTTCCAGATTGCCCCTTTTCTCCCTTTGCTGCTGCAGGTGACGTGGCTGCAACCCATTGTGATGTATTTCCGTCATCATAATAAACATACAAATCACCCTCATCACTATCCCACCATAAATCTCCAGCACTTGCTGAACCTGGTGCTGTTGTTCCAATATTTACAGAGGTATTTGTTGCTCCTCCTTTATCGCCTTTATCACCTTTTGAAGAATTATCATCACCTTTTATACCCTTATCCCCTTTATCCCCTTTATCACCTTTATCTCCCTTATCACCTTTGTCACCCTTTGTTGATGCTGGTCCTGCTGGTCCTTCATCTCCTTTAGTACCTTTATCTCCCTTGTCCCCTTTATCACCTTTATCACCCTTATCACCTTTATTTCCCTCCACACCTTGATTACCTAAATCACCTTTGTCGCCCTTATCGCCTTTATCTCCCTTATCACCTTCATCTCCCTTGTCGCCCTTTGTTGATGCTGGTCCTGCTGGTCCTTCATCTCCTTTAGTACCTTTGTCGCCCTTATCACCTTTGTCGCCCTTATCACCCTTATTACCTTTCTCTCCCTCTATACCTTGATTACCTAAATTACCTTTATCACCTTTGTCACCCTTATCACCCTTGTCTCCTTTGTCTCCTTTATCACCTTTATTTCCTTTTTCTCCTTCCACACCTTCATTACCTACATTACCCTTATCTCCTTTATCTCCTTTGTCACCTTTGTCTCCCTCCTCACCTTTATTACCTTTATCACCCTTATCGCCTTTATCACCTTTGTCTCCCTTATCACCTTGTACACCTAAATCCCCTTGATTACCCTTATCACCTTTATCTCCTTTATCACCTTTTTCACCTTTGTCACCCTTACTACCTTTGTCTCCTTTATCTCCCTTATTACCTTCACTTCCCTCAATTCCTTTATCACCCTTTTCACCTTTTTGTCCCTTATCACCAGTTCTAGAAAAATTTAATACACATTGTTCCTGATCTGTGGGAATGTTTCCAAATCCATTTTGAACACCTATTGTTATGTAACCAGTAGAATTTGTAGCACTTGTTATTTCAAAAATACAAAGTGAATTATCAGTGTTATCATTTGAAGAAACATATAGATAACCAGATACAAGACTAGTTGAATCATCCCAAGATAATAATTGATCTGTTACATCAACGGAATTAATTTCTAAAATATCAATGTATATTTGGGATATACTACTTGGAATGGAATTATTAAATCTGAAAACCCCTTGTGATGGATCTCCTACTGCAGTAACAGATGAAAATCTATATCTCAATCCTGCTTTATCTCCCTGATCACCTGTATTACCCTTATCTCCTTTATTACCCTTAGCTCCATCACCTTTTATACCCTTATCTCCTTTATCACCCTTTTCACCTTTGTCACCCTTATCACCTTCATTACCCTTATCACCTTCATTTCCTTTATCTCCAAGTGAACCTTTTTGTCCCTCAGTCCCTTTATCTCCTTTATTACCTTTTGCTTCTACATCACCTTTTTCTCCCTTATTACCTGCAGGTCCTTGACCACCACCAACTGCTGTGACCCATTGTGAAGAATCAGGATCATCATAGCGTACAAATAAATCTCCTGTATCACTTTCCCACCACAATTCTCCATTTTTTGCATTTAGTGGGGGTTCGTTCCCAACTGTAACAGGTATCACGGTTACAGTCGCAGCAATACCAGGATGACCTGAAGGACTTTGTACAGATACATTTGCAGTTACAGCAGCACCGACAAAATTTAATTGTGTGATACTACTTGCAGCACTAACTTGTTCTCCTTCATCAAATATAGTAATTGCACCTGGTATCAGTCCTCCACCTACAGGAACCCAAAATCTTTGACCTGGATATCCTGGTATGGCAATCAATTGATATTGACCACCTGGTGGAGGGGATGGTCCAACAAGAGGATCAGATAAATTTGGTTCTGCTTGTTCTAGGTTAAGATACTGGTAACGATCATCTTTAAGTTGATCTTGAGGTGTTCTCTTAACTCTGCCACTTAAATATTTTACCATAATTATGCAGTACTATTCTCCAATATACTTGCAATTAATTCCATTTCTAATGGTGCAAAATAACCACCAGAATAACTTTGACCAACATTAACTACAAATGTTTTAGGAGAATTATAATTATTATTTTGTGCCCCTCCAGTTACAGCAAGATCAACACCAGATGCTGGATCTGTGACACGAGGATAACTATGTTCAGTTTCTCTATTGTCCATTGAACAAGAAAATATAATACCATTGTCAATGATTCTTATAGTATCACCATTAGTAAGATTATGATCAACATCTGTTGTTATAACAATTTCTCCAGCTTGTAAGTCATAAGTTTCTACAACTTGTTGATCAGGATCTCTAGTTGAACCGCCACCATAATAGACAGCACGGGTAACATTATATCTCGTTCCTATTTTGTGAACATTATTTGCTAATGAATTTGCTTGATTATAATTATGAATTGATGTATCAGATGATGTACCAATAAAGACTTTAAAGTTATTAGCGTCTACAATTTGACCTACTTCTAGAATCTTTCCGTATGCATAATCTGGTTTACCTACATTTTGATTCTCACCTGAATTTCTTGGATATTTCTTAACAACTGTACCACCATCAAGGGCACAAGTAAATGCAAAACTCTCTTTTTCAAGTCTTATCAAATCACCAGTGGAAAAATTATGAGCAGTGCTTGTTGTGACAGTTAGTTGTCCTGAAGTCGGATCATAAGACGTTCCAGGAGCAGAACTTAATTTTGTATATCCTGTGGGTGAACCAGCTGCTGTTACAACTTCAACTGCAAGTGGTTTAGATCTTTCATAATAATGTATTGCTGAATTATAATAATGAGAATAATCTTTACCTGAAACTCCAAGAGGCACTGAACCACCGATATGGGATGTGAATGTTTTTGACGTTCCAACAAATCCTTCAATTGATTCAACAGTATATGATTGTGGTGGATCGGGAAATATATTTGTTGTAATTCCAGTTTGTCCTGGTTTACAGGTGAGAGCAATTCCAGCTAATGTAATTGGATCTCCTGCTTTAAATGGATGAGGTTCTTTCGTGTTTATTGTAACGATACCTGTTGGTTCATCATAGTCCACAAAAGTTATGATACCAACCTGTTGTTGAGTGCCTTCTATAAAAAGTTTATCTAATATTAAAGGAGTCTTTTCAAGAACAAGTCTTCCATCGACTAGTATTGCAGCATCATTAGGTGGAACTTCGACATTTTTTACAACTCTTATTTCTCTTTTATTACCTGTGCTCCTTTGTGTTCTCTGTTGAGTAAATGTAACTTTGGGAAATGTTGTACCAATTCCAACATTAGCAACTTGAAGATATAATAACAAAGCAGAAGTTCCAGTTGGTACCTCATAAAGTTTTTGTTTACCAACTGATACAGGAACTGCTACGGATATAAATTTATTGACTGGTGCTATCGCCATTTTAGTTTAATGCTAATATTAGAGGAGTAAGTTGTGCTTGAATCGCTCTATTGAAGTCTCTTCCACGAATGGATGAAGTAGTTTGGTCTATGGTGAGTCCATCACCAATACGGAAATTACCTTTTTGATCTGTGCTGGTAAATGGAACTTGTCCTCCATTAATAGCAACAACTTCATTCTCAGGTATGGGTTGTCCAGCCTGGAATGGGTTAGCTGTATTTATGTCTGTACCAGCACCGATATATTCAAATGAATGCGAACTCGTGATTACACGACTTAATCTTACAAACTCAACAGTAACACCTGACGAAATTGGATATGGAATAAATTCATTAAAGATAACAGTTGATAAACCAACAACTGCTGATGTCTCGGTTGCCTCACTCACAGTAAACAAGATTGGATCCATATCAACTTCTAATTGTGCTCCTCCAGAACCAGATACATTTACTGTTAAAGTCTGGTTTGGTAAAAAATTACGACCACTGTTTATCACATCAATCGATGTTATAGTTCCTGCTGCACTAACATTAGGAGAAAATTCAGGTAATATTGATTCAGGACCATTAGGTGGTTCACTCAATGTAACTATAGGAGGAGCAGCTGGATTATAATCACCTTCGTTACCCCCATTTATAACTCTTACACCCCTAACAAGTTCTAGTGGTTTATTGACCGCAACTGTTGAAGGACTATCAGCATACTCTGTCATATCTAGATGAAAATATGCACCTTGACCATCAAAAGGAGTTCGATTATTATTTGACATATCTTGAGTTGTTGTTGATATTATTCGATCAGCACCACCAATTGTAGATGTAAGTGTTGTACCATCAAATTCAACATCCCCAAATCCATCTGCCAGTAATCCTATTCTACCAAATGAAGAGTTAGAGTTTGTCAAATCACACTGTCCACCAGATGTAGCAGCGATACCAATATCAGAGCAAATTGTAAATATAGAAACCAATTGAGCATAAGCATTATTAGATAAAGATACACCAATACCTGCTTCATTATATTGTGTAAATGAATCACACACCATAGATTTTAAATCTTGTCCCAAATCATTTGTACCTGTGAAGGCAGCATCTGCGTGATCACCATTTATTTTCATACCAATACTTTTTGACATAAAATTAGTGCAGTTTCTCACATAAGGTGAACGCCATCTTCCAGCAGAACCTTCGTTTGCTGGTCCTAAATCTGTAAAACCAGTCGCTGCTTGAAAAGCAAAACCTGCTGCA